CATTGCTTTAGCTGAAGCTGCTCGTAAGATGGGCAAGATGAAGTGATATACTAAGTCTGCTCGTTGTGAGCAGATACTAACTTGACCAACCCTTGAGGAGTCAAACAATGATTGAAAAACAATCAAAAATTTCATATCGTGGTGGCGCACGAGAAGGCGCAGGAAGACCAAAGGGAAGTCTTGATAAGGGCAATGCTGTTCTTAGAGAGATGATACTGGAGGCACTAGAAGGCGCAGGTGGCGTTGCTTATCTCGTAGAGAAGGCAGAGAGCCATCCACAGGCTTTCATGGGACTAATCGGTAGGGTCTTACCACTCCAAGTAACTGGAGAAGAAGGTAAAGACATTCAGATAAGCGTCCAATGGCAGAAGTAATCGAGATAGCCTACAAACCCAGAGAACAACAACTTGCTATCCATGAGTTAATGGATGAGAAGCGTTTTGGCGTTGTTGTTGCTCATAGGCGCATGGGTAAAACAGTCTCTGCGATTAACCACTTAATCAAGGATGCTCTGCTTAACCAAAAGGAAGCCCCTAGATACGCCTATATAGCCCCTACATACGGACAAGCTAAGAGAGTGGCATGGGACTACCTAGTGAAGTATGCAGAGCCTCTTGGTGGCTCACAGAACATTACTGAGTTGCGAGTTGACTTCTGGGGTAGGCGAATCCAGTTGTATGGCTCAGACAATCCAGAAACACTACGAGGCCAATACTTTGATGGGGTTATCCTAGACGAAATCGGTGACCAGAATCCTAAGATATGGACAGATATTGTCAGACCTGCTCTAGCCGACAGGAAGGGCTGGTGTATGTTCATTGGTACACCTAAAGGTCATAACCACTTTAAAGAACTACGAGACAGGGCAGAAACTGATGATGGTTGGGGTTTGCTTGAGTTTAAAGCCTCAGAAACAGGTGTAGTTGACCAAGATGAACTGAATGCTGCTAAACATGAAATGGGTGAGGATAAGTATCGCCAAGAGTTTGAATGTAGCTTTGACGCTGCCGTAGAAGGCTCTTACTACGGACAAGTCTTGAACGAGTTAGAAGAAAAGAAGCATATGCAGGAGATTCCCAGAGAGGAATTGAGCAGAACTTTTACTGCTTGGGACTTGGGAATGGGTGACTCTACGTCTATCTGGGTGGCTCAACTGGTTGGTACTGAGGTGCGACTAATCGACTACTACGAGAATCATGGCGTAGGTTTAGACCATTACGTTAAGTGGGTTAAGGATAATGACTATCTCAAAGCAGAGCATATTCTGCCCCATGACGTTAGAGTTAGAGAGCTTGGAACTGGTAAGAGCCGACTAGAAATGCTTGAAGACTCAGGACTTGAAGTCAAGATTGCTCCAAGAATGGGACTAGATGATGGCATCCAAGCGGTAAGAAGATTGTTACCAAGGTGTTGGTTTAATGTACCAAAAGTGCAGATAGGTCTTAATTGCTTGAGAAATTACCGCAGAGATTACGATGAGAAGCGTAAGATATTCTATGAGCGTCCATTGCATGATTGGTCAAGTCATGGCTCGGACTCATTCCGTTACTTAGCCCTAGGAATAGATGAAGGTCGTTCTACTTGGGATAAGCCTATTAACTCAGCACCGAAATGGATTGTTTAATGTATGTACAAATGCAGGGCATAAATTTAGCCCCAAAGGTAAAAGAGCTTGAAAAACGCATCGAAATGTTGGAAAATGTGGTAAAAGAGTTACAATCCTCGTCAAGACCGAAACTTGGTCGCCCTCCAAAGGATGCACATGGAAACGAACGACTTGAAGTCGATACTGCAAGCTGAGATTGATGATTCTATCGGCTACATTGAGAGCGAGACTGTTGAGCAAAGAAAACAGGCTTTAGAAGCATATCTCCGTCAACCCTACGGAAATGAAGTAGAGGGTAAATCTCAAATCGTTACAGGTGAAGTTGCAGAGGCCATTGATGGTGCTTTGCCTTCACTTGTTCGCATTTTCACAGGCTCAGACAATATTGTAGTCTTTGAGCCTCAAGGCCCACAAGACGAAGCCTCTGCCAAGCAAGCTACTGACTACTGTAACTGGGTATTTAGCCGTGATAACGAAGGCGTAGCAATTCTGCATGATTGGTTTAAAGATGCCTTGCTACAGAAGAACGGAATTATTAAGGCTTTCTGGGAAGACAAAGAAGACGTAATCAAAGAGCGTTACTTTGACTTGTCCAATGACGAGTTAGCAATGCTGATGAGCGATGAGAGCATGGAGATTGTCGAGCAAGATACGACAGAGTTTCCCATCTTTGACCCTAATGGTCAGCCAGTAATTGACCCAATGGGCGCACCAGTTATGAGTTCTACTCATAACGTAGTTGTCCAAAAGAAAAAGAAATCAGGCAAAGTAACGATTGAGAATGTTCCTCCAGAGGAGTTCTTGATTAGCAAGAAGGCCCGCACTATTGCTGATAGTCCATTTGTGGCTCACAGGCAGATGTTGACTCGTAGCACATTGATTGCTATGGGCTTTAACAAGAAGCAAGTAGAAGGCTTACAGATGGGCGATGCTTTGGCTTATACGCCAGAGCGTGTGGCTCGTTATCCTGCTGGTGAGCAACCCTACCAAGTTCAGACTGATGACCCTTCAATGCAAGAGATTGAAGTCTTTGAGTGCTATGTAAAGACTGATTACGATGGCAAAGGTATCTCTAGCTTGGTACAGGCTTTTTATGCTGGTAATGAGATTCTTCAAGATGAGAAGGGTAAAGACATTATTGAGGAAACAGACTATGTTCCTTTTCACTCAATCTGTCCTATTCCAATTCCGCATAAGTTCTTTGGTAACTCACTAGCCGACAGAACGACAGACATTCAGCTAATCAAAACGACTATCACTCGTCAGATGTTGGATAACTTATATCTGACAAACAATGCTCGTGTAGTTGCTGTGGAAGGACAAGTAAATCTTGATGACTTGCTCACATCTACTGCTGGTGGTGTTATTCGTGCTAAATCTCAGGGTGCAGTGCAACAACTGGTAGTTCAGAACGTAGCATCTCAGGCTTTTCCAATGCTTCAGTATCTTGATACAGTTCAGTCTAAGCGTACTGGTGTTAGTGATGCTTCACAGGGTTTAGACCCTTCTATTTTGCAGAACGTAACGGCAGCAGCAGTAGCATCTATGCAACAAGCTGGCGCAGGTAAGATTGAACTAATTGCTCGAATCTTTGCTGAGACAGGCGTTAAGTCTTTGTTCAAGGGAATCCTTCACTTGCTCTGTAAGTACCAAGACAAAGCTCGTTTGGTGCGTATGCGTGGACAATTTGTAGAGTTTGACCCTCGTACATGGGCTAATCAATATGACGTGTCTATCAATGTAGGTTTAGGCGCAGGGAATCGTCAAGAGCAGATGGCTATGTTATCTATGGTTCTTGCTAAACAAGAGCAGTTGATTGGTCAGTATGGCCCTGCTAATCCTTATGTTTCCCCTGCTCAGTATCGTGGAACATTGGGACGCATGGTAGAGATTGCAGGATTTAAGGATTCTGGTGAGTTCTACAAGGCAATTACGCCAGAGCAAGACCAGATGCTTTCTAATCCTCCTCCACAACAACAGCCTCCAATGCCTCCAGAAGTACAGGCTTTGATGGCTAGGACTCAAGCTGAGATACAAGCCGCACAAGCTAAAGCACAAGCTGATATGCAGATGCAACAACAGCAACAACAGATTGATATGCAGATGGCTCAACAAAAGGCTAGTCTTGAAATGCAATTGTTGCGTGAAAAAGAAGGTGCTAAATTGCAATTAGAGCGTGAGAAACAACAGGCTTACTTTGCATTGAAGCAACAAGAGTTTGAAGCAGAAGCTCAATTAAAAGCAATTAAACTTGGTGCTGGCATTACATCTAACTTAGAGATTAAAGGTTAATCATGGCTTATACACAGGAACAAATTAACGCAGCACTTGTTGCTGAATTATCTGCTCGTCCAACTACATCAGCCTATGATTTAGCCGACTATGCTATGAAAACATATGGCATTACGCCAGCGCAAATAAATGAAGCATATAAAGCATTAGACGTTACTGCTGTTCCTACAACAATTGATTACAACTATAACTATGGCACTTCTCCACTAAATGAAAGACCAGCAGGTGCAACTGGATACACAGGGCCATCACAAACTGCTGTAAATCCTGCAACTGGAAAAGTTACGCAGTTAATTTATTCTGCACCTGACTTTAATCCTAATGACCCATTTACCCTCGCAAGATTAGGTGAAATGAAATGGGATGGCTCAAACAATAATGGCGCAGTTTGGTATGATAATTTTGCAACTCCAGCACAAAAAGCAGCAGCAGATGCTTTATGGGAAGCTGACTGGAAAAGATTAAACGCACAAGACATTGCCAAGGGAACTGTTGGGGCTATTACAAGTGGCGTGATGCCTAAAAGTCGTACAGAAGAAATAAAAATTAACTCTGCTTTAGTTAATGAGTGGGAAGCCAAGAATGGCCCTGCTGAAGCTGGAATGAATTTCAATGCTATTAACGCAGGTACTACTCCTACCAATGTAGCTCAAACAACAGCAATCCCACAAGGGTTGTTAGATGTTGGTGGAAGACAAGCAAATACACAAGTACAATCACAAGTAGCTAAAACATATTCACCTGCTGAAGTTGCGGCATATAACGCTTATCGTGCTGGTGATATTGCAGGTGTAAATCGTGCTGTTCAAGCTGGAAATCTAACTAAAGCACAAGTTCAATCTAGTTTTGGATTGAATGATGCTGACATGAATTGGTTAGTTAATAATTCTGGTGTTAAGTTTTATACTCCTACAGGTATTACAGGTGTAACTACTGGTGGAACTACAGTAGGAAACAAAACTTACACAGCAGATGAGACGGCTTTATATAACGCTTATCGTGGTGGAAATATAGCTGAAGTTAATCGTTTGTTGGCGGCTAACAAGTGGACAGGCGCAGACATTAAGTCTAAGTTTGGTTTGACAGATGCTGACATTTCATGGATTACAAACAATGCTGGTGGTAAGTTTTACAATCCAGCCGCAACAACAGGCATAACTAATGTAATCAATACTATTGGTGGAACTACAACACCAGCAGGTCAGTTTCCTGATTTGTTCCCATCATTTGCAGAATCACAGCGTTTAGCTACTCAGGCTATTGCAAGTAGACCAACTACACAACAGTTGGTTAATATGATTTCTAACCCACAAAACCCTGCATTGACTTCTGCTTGGCAGACTGCTGAAAAGACAGGCCAATATGGTGATGTAGCGGGTATGCTAAAGAATATGCCAATAGGCAAAGTTCAGTCTGCTTACGGATTGTCTAATGCTGATATGCAATACATTATGAGCAGACCAGAGATAGCTACAGCATTGTCTGGTTCTGGAATGGTTGCTACACCTGCACCCACTCTAAACAATGTGCTTGGCTTAATTTCTAAGTGAGAACAATATGGCTTTTGAAGAATTCAGCAGAATAGTATCTGGGCAGAATCCGCAGAGTGCTTCTTACGGAGACATCATTACTGCTGTTCAAAGCCAGTACACTCCACAATCTCAGTTTTATCAGCCTAAGTCATTGCTAGACTCAATAGGTACTCTATTGCCAGAAAAGCGTGGAATTGCTTATGGCTCATTGCTACAAGCACAACCAAGAACACCTATTAAATTATTTGGTTCTACTGCTGCTATTCCAATTAAAAATCCAGATGCTGCTGCTAGTGTAGATTCTGGTCTTATTAAGATTTCTAATGTAGATACAGGAAAGATTACTGATAACTCAGACCTAAGTAAGACGCTTGTTTATAACAATGACTTTACTAATACATTGGGAGGTGGAACATCTGGTGTAGATACATCTGGTGTCAATACAGGTCTATTTGGAACTAAAATAACTGGAACAGATGTAGCCAATGTAGCAGGGACAATAGCACCGATAGCTGCTTTAGCGGGTAACTCAGACCTAGTTAAAACAGCTATTGCATTGAATTTAATTGGTTCTGCTGCTGACATTCGTACAGAGCAAGATGTAATTAACTTGGGCGCAAAGATAGCAATGTTGGCAGCAGGGCCAGCAGGTAATGCTTTAGCCGCAGGTCTAGGATTAGCTACTGACAATACACCAATGACAGTTAACGCTTTACTAGGTGCTATCAATCCAACGCTAGGACTTGTAAACACAATCTCAGGAAACCTAACTGGTTATAACTTAGGCAATGTAGTTAATGGCTTGCTAAACGCACCAGAAGGCTCTATTTCTGAGTATGGCTTGCTAGGTGCAGCAAATATTGGAAATTCTATTGTAGAGAGCCGTAAAGCAGCAGGTATTGCTTACGATAAGTTAGAAGCAAATACATTGAGGGTATTGGCTGAACTTGGCGATAAAGACGCAATTGAAACATTGAGAGCGCAGTCAGCAGGTTCTACTGGCTCTACTGGTTCTGCCTACAATCCGATTGCTGACTTAGGTACTGCTAGGGGTAACAGTTACTTTAACTTGTTTACTCCTATAGCTACTTCTGGCGGTGGCGGTGGTAACTTAAACCCAATTATTACGAGAGCTACCCTTGCTGAATAACGACAAACATATAAAAGCACAATGGGCTAGAAACCTATTAGATGATGACTTTTTCAAAGAAGTATTAAATAATTTGAAAAAAGAGCAGATTAGTGTGATAATTAACACAAGTGCAGAAGAATGTGATAGGCGTGAAGATGCTTATCGGCACATAAAAACTATTGAACTAATTACAGGACACCTAGAAGGCTTGGCCTCGGAAACTGTGATTAAGGAAAAGAAGTGGAAGATTCTGTAGGGTTTACCCTACCCTCCGTCCAGAAGGTTTCTGGCGATTATTGAGATGACAAATGGAAAACACCAACCCACAAGGGAGTGAAAGCCTAAATGTAAACCA